CAATTGTTCCCCCTAGTATAACATTATGTTTTGATTTTATCAACCGATAGATGGTGCTGTTAATGCAACTTCTGTAGTCTCAGCAGATGCTAAGTCTAATGGGAAGTTATGAGCGTTACGCTCGTGCATTACTTCCATACCAAGGTTTGCTCTGTTTAGAACATCACCCCATGTAGGAATGATCTTACCGTTTACATCTACAACTGATTGGTTGAAGTTAAATCCATTAAGGTTAAATGCCATTGTGCAAATACCCATAGAAGTTAACCATACACATACAACAGGAAATACTGCTAAGAAGAAGTGAAGTGATCTTGAGTTGTTGAAAGAAGCATACTGGAAGATAAGACGACCAAAGTAACCATGAGCGGCCACAATGTTGTATGTTTCTTCTTCTTGTCCAAACTTATAGCCGTAGTTTTGACTCTCTGTTTCTGTAGTTTCCTTGATTAAGGATGATGTAACTAAAGAACCGTGCATTGCACTGAAGAGACTACCACCGAACATACCAGCAACACCAGCCATATGGAAGGGGTGCATTAGTATGTTGTGTTCTGCTTGGAACACGAACATAAAGTTGAACGTACCTGAGATACCTAAAGGCATACCATCAGAGAAAGATCCCTGACCGAAAGGATACACTAGGAACACAGCAAATGCTGCTGATACAGGTGCTGAATATGCTACACATATCCATGGTCTCATACCTAGTCTGTATGATAATTCCCATTGTCTTCCCATGTATGCTGAGATACCGATTAGGAAGTGGAAGATTACCAACTGGTAAGGACCACCATTGTATAACCATTCGTCTACTGTTGCTGCTTCCCAGATTGGGTAGAAGTGTAGACCAATAGCGTTTGAAGAAGGAACAACTGCACCAGAGATGATGTTGTTACCATACATTAGAGCACCTGCTACAGGTTCTCTGATTCCGTCGATATCGACAGGAGGTGCTGCAATGAATGCAACGATAAAACATGCTGCTGCTGTGAGTAAGCATGGAATCATGAGTACACCGAACCAACCAACATATAATCTGTTGTCTGTTGATGTTACCCACTCGCAGAATTCTGGCCAGCCTTTTAGCAAACCGCCACTGCGTTGTCTTGAAAGAGTTGTCATTAGGACGTTAAAATAAGTAGGGCTCAAAGGGTAGAGCGATACTATATTTCCTGTAATCCCTTCACTACAGGATATGAGAGACGTAATTTATCCACCCATAGGTCTCGGTTAACGGGTGCAAAAATGGTGAGGATTTCCTCACTATGTTATTTATTATAAAGAAATGTTAAGCGTTTGTCAAGTGTAATGGACTACACTTTACCTTTTCTTAATCTTTGTGTAATAAAATTGTTGCTAAATACCAGATAGGTATATTATCTCAATTATGAATAAATTTTTACCTTTATTATTACTACTTGGGATGGGATCTTCGGCATATGCTGGTGGTATAGTTTCAAAACATACTTCTAGTGTGCAGTTGACAGTGGACGCAGCCAGAACAGACGCTTCGAGAATCGGTTCAACTTTCTCAATTTCTGGTTCAAATATTGACACGACTGACGGTACTACAGCAGGTACAGTTTCTGCAGGCACAATTACATCAGGTGTATATGCACCAGGTACAATTGCAGCAACTCAAGACACAGCAGGTGCAGCGTTCAGCTTTAGTCAGTCATACACTCAGGCTGATGCTGTTCCAACTAGTGCTCCAACAGTGGGTGCTGTAGGAAACCTATCTGATCAGACCTCATATGCAGCAGGAACTGCTGGTGATTTGGCTGGTACAGTAACAAGTGCTGGTGTTATCACTGTAACAAAAGGTGGTGCAGGAACCTCGGCTATCGGCCAATTCGTTAGCGAAATTACTGTCATAGACTAGTAAAATGAATCATGACTATGAAGAACCTTGCCCTTGTTGTGGTTGTATCTGCCCTTGCGAGTGCCCAGACTGCAGTTGCAGTCCCCGTGGTGCCAAATTTTACACAGGGCTCGATGACCTCAAATACCACCACGACTTCCACTGTCACTGAGACGATAAATAGTATGGATTATAATACTGGCTGGCAGTATTCGGTAACGGGCTCAGGTGTAGTCGCAGATGGAGAACTAACACCAACAGGAACTGGTTCTATCAGTAATACCCAAATTACATTAGATGGAGTGACTTCAACATGGAATGGTTTGAATTTAGAAGAAAGGCCAAACTTCACAATGCAAACACCAGGTGGTGCCTTCCAATTCACGGAAACATATCATGGCCCTGGCCTCTCAAATCACACAATAATACAGAGAACCACCACAATAAATTCTGTCACAGACACAACTTCAACGTTTACACAATAAGTACATTAGTACTATCGTTATTATCACCGTCAATTTCTTTAGCATCTGACGTAGGTGGTGTTAGTGCAACTGCAAACCCAATAGCAAACTCTTCAGGCTCAGTTACGAACCAAGCTATACAGGTTTTACAGGGCCCTTATATCACGAATACTTATGGTAATGGTATCCAGTGCCAAGGTGCTACCATGAACATCACACCCTACCTCACTGGGACGGGAAATTTTAAGCGGCCGTTCGAACACACCTATATGGATCCAGTGTACGATATGTCAGATTTAGATGATGACGGTGTATTAGACAATCCAGGTTCTATACTTTATTATGTTCCTACAAGAACAGGGCAACAAGAAGTTTATAACATATCAGGTGGTGTATCTGCTACATGGTCACGACCATTAGACAAGGAAGCAAGAGAGAAATGTATGGAAGCAGCACAGACACAAACAGATTTACAAAAACAATTAACTGCCAATAAGAGATTAGACTTTGAATTGGCTCGTCTTAAAAATTGTGGTGAGCAAATGAAAGCTGGAGTGATGTTTCATCCAAAGTCACCATACTACGCTGTATGTGCTGATGTAGTATTAGTCAATCCACCAGGTGTCGTACAACAACATACACACGAAATATCAACAAAAGCACCAATCACTAATGATGCAAGTGTTTTGAAAGAAATATCAATCGGTAACTCTAAGTAATCTTATTTTCTTTTGATAGGAGGGAGTCCTTTTTTCTCTCGATACTTATTAGTTTCTATTTCTGATTTAGATAATTGTCTAACTTCTTTACCTAATTTTTTCTGAATAGTAGTCCATATCTTTTTGATTACAGGTCTGATGACTCTTATTAATAATGGAGTTGCTGCTGCACCTGCTGTAGCCACCACCGCAAGTGCTGTCACAGTTGCTGCTTGATTTACTGGTGGTAGAAACTTTTCAACAGCCGTAGTTGGTTCATATAATGTCTCACAGGTTTTACCATCCTCAAGAAGTCGATGACCAATAACCCTCTCATCACCAGATTGTGTAACATCACCAACTCTTAATTGACCCGGGCCAGGACATGGTACTTCTTTTTTTCCACCAACATTACCAGTATCAGGAATCTCTGGTGGTTCAATTTCTGGTGGTGGTTCTACAGGTGGTGGTGGAGTTTCTCGTGTAATTAATAACTGCTCTGGTGTATATTCCATCGCTTCATAAGATGGATATTCACCGTGAGGACATAATGTTGTTGTTCCCTTTTCGTCTTGATTTACCAAATCTTTATCAAAAGGTAACTTTGATACATGATCTTTATTATCCTGATGCATCTTAACGCAACCAGGTATTTCAACAATTGGAAATCCTATTTGTGTTGTAATTGGTGGATGATTACTTGGAACATTAGGTATACCATTTAACCAATGTTGATTACTTACAACATTAGGTATTGTAATATTTGGTACTTCAATTTCATTTATTGGGGACATATACACCACCAGATTCTTTAGGCATTACAAATTTAATTTGATCGTAAACCTCTTTCTCGATAGTTTCTTTCAACCACTTTCGGTTTTCTTCGACTCTTGCTTCACGAGTATACAATCCATACATTGCAACAGTAAATACAAAAAGGTTGACACCCAAAGATATACCGACACCAATTTTTAATAACAAAGATTTCATTTTTTAGTTACATTTTCAATAAGATACTTTTGATTTTCTCCTGCTTTTTCCATTGAATATAAAGCAAATGATTTAGTCATTGCTAGTGCTAATAGATGATGAATATTTTTACCATCCTCATCAGTTAATTCATTGCCCATAGTTGCAACAACTCCTACAATCAATCCGAGTTCTACGAGTACAACAAGGAAAATAAGTTTCATTGCCCATTTTCCTGTCTCAAAAAATCTTTTGATTTGGTCTCCAATAAATTTTTTCACAGTAGTATAGCTCCTATGATAAATCCTTTTACAAATGTAATACAAAGCATTTGATAATCAGTCAAGTTAAACTTGTTCTGAATCCATTTTGTTTTTTTCTTATCCCACTCTTTCAAATGATATAAACGATGAACTATTGGATTCATCTTTTCGTGATCGTTGCAAGACATTTTTTAACCCTCGTTTAGTGTACCGAATGACCTACGAATCTCTCGTAGTTCCTCGAAGTTTTTTTGTTTTGTACCGCCATCATATGACCAAGCATATCCCTCTTCAATCATTTTTTCGTTGAGCGATAGTTCATCATCACCAATGTATAGCCAACCAAGCAAGCGACCATACTTACCCATCCCACCTTTAAGTTCAGTTCGTATAGTGAGTTCATCATCTCCATCAATTGCGTCCTCCAAATTTTTTTTCATCCAGTTTGTAGCGTCTAGTCCCAGTGCTTTCTCTTCCAGATCTCTTGTTCTTTTCTCTGGTGTATCAACTCCTGCAACTCTAACTCTTTCTTTCTTGTATAGATCAAACCCAAGATCAATGGTGACATCAATAGTATCCCCATCAACAACACGATTAATCTCCGTTACTCTGAAGTTGTAGCAGCTCTTCCTGCTCGGTGGTGTCATTGCTCCCATAATTGAATTCCGCAAGTGCACTATTTATAGCATCAGAAGGTAGGGTTGCATTTTGTTCTATTTTCTTTCTTCTTTCATTTCTTAGAAACATAGTCTGCATTTGATGCCAATGCATTGGTTCGTAAATATCAATCTCCCCCCTTAATTCTTCTTTTGGTAAGACCACTTCATCAAAAGAAGGACAGTAAGTTTCTCCCCCATCCAAACGAGGACTACAAGCGTGTGCTGGATCATCTGTGATGGGTGCAGTCCCACACATTGTTAAAAAGAATATTGGAATTATTGCTAACTTATTCATTTTTTATCCTCTACCTTTAATACAACCACAGGTGCTATTACTCTATGAAATTCACGTAAGTATTCCTCACGACTTTTTGCATACTCTCGTTCTTCTTTTTTAGTCATTAGGTTAGATTAAATGAAATAATAGTACGATATTTATCACTATTATGGGGAGGAGCCATGTGAAATAAATTAATGGGAAATATTACAAGATCTCCTTCTTCAACGTCATCAGGGCATCCCATATCTCTGCTACCAGTGTGAGGAATCCAAGGTTGCATAAATTCAGTGACATCATGTTCTTCTGGATCTAGTTCAGCATAGAATACACAAGCAAAACCCTCTGGCCCATGATCATGAGGAGCATGATAATCACCTTTAGAATATCTTTGTGTCCAAACTCTACCCACCTCAGAAAACTTATAATCAGAAATTTTTAAAAACTCTCTCAAATATGGTGATATCATTGACAAAAATATAGGTTCATACTGAGCACTAGTGTTAATATACTTAACAGGAGTTTTAAGATTAATACCAAAATTAGTCATTACATATGAATCAGAATTTTCTGCTCCTTGGATAAAATAATCAGTCCAAGTCATCTCATATTCTTCATCATTTATTTTTTTTCTTGCAGATTTATTTTTTCTCTGGTTAATATCATCCCAAGGAATGAGAGAGAGAAATTTATCCTTAACAAGTGCCCACTCCTTAATATTAATTTTGTGTACATTTACTGTCCACAATGGAATTGTTTCAATTTGCATGCTTACATGTTCCTCTTTCAATCATTTGGAAAGAAGTGATCGTATCTCATTATGTAGTATATCACAATACTAACAGAAATCAATAGTATTGCAACCATTATAACAATCGACCAAGTAACCGTTTGAGCTGCCATAACTTGTATTCGTACCAGTTTTTCTTTCGATACACTGGTAATATTTCTTTAAATCTATGTGTCATACTTTATATATTAATGTGTGGAAACCGACATGTCACTGCGTAATTATACCTAGTGTGTTATTATAAATAAAAATGTACTGGAGTTGAAACTATCATGTCCCACTACACACTCGGTTGGCACGACCAACAAAACAAACATTACGAAATAGGCGAATATGCAGATGATGCATTTGAGGCCGTTAGACACGCAAGAGAGGATGTTCCGTATCTACACGAACATCCTTTTTCTTTGGATTCAATAAAAAAGGAGGAATGATGAAAAATTTACCAATTAAGTCAACAACTATTCTGTTTGGATTCATCTGCATAGCAGTTTACACATCAATTAATTACGCTTGGGTATGAAAAAATTTAACACATGGGTCTTGGATGTTACCATTTATAT